GATTTAATTTGAATTTCTGTTGTCCTATTTCTTGACCTTTACCTAGATTTGCGGTGGTTAGTGTGGTGATAGTATCTAAAGCGTATATTTTATAAAAATATCCGGTTTGATTCATTACTGTTGCTGGATTTGAATAATTTATTCGTGTCCTAAATGTATTAGGTGCGGTCGCCGGTGATGTTGTTATCTGAAAATATAAAGAACCTTCCGCCGTTATATTTGTTAATGTATTAAATCTAATAACACACCAGAAACTCTCCAAATCTTGAAAAGTTAATGCAGATAAATCAACCGGTATATACCATCCAATTTTATTTGTATTTACTGCCGCTTTCGTGAAATTCCAATAATTTCCAGTTGCAGATTGTATGGGGTCAATCGTTGCAGGGTCGCCACCTTTCCACATTAGTTGCTCCGTAGGTGTTAGATTACTCCATACAATATTATATATTGTTGTAGGTGATTGTAGATTACAATTAATGGCACGAAGCATTCCAGCACTAACACCTAAACCTGTAGCACCAGTAGCCCCTGTATCACCTTGAATGCCTTGTATGCCTTGTTCGCCTTGAGGACCAGTAGCCCCTGTATCGCCTTGAATGCCTTGAATGCCTTGAATGCCTTGAATGCCTTGTTCGCCTTGAGGACCAGTAGCTCCGGTATCACCTTGAATACCTTGAATGCCTTGAATGCCTTGAATGCCTTGAATGCCTTGAGGGCCCGTAGGCCCCGTTGCGCCATTAGGTAGAACCACAATATCATTAATATATAATTTTCGTATATTTGTTGCACTGCCAATTCTAACATCATTATCGAAGTCATATTCACTTGCACCTTTCCATTGTGTTTTTGATGCTAATTGATTATCACAAATATAATCACTTGTACTAATATCAACGCTTGTTTTAACATTATTATTTAAACCAACGCGTCCAACCGTCAAATATCTTTGTATATCTTCAGACCCTTGTAAATACAAATCTTTAGTAGTTAACACATAGTCGGTGCTCTCAAGTTTCATATTATTATTAGACGATATAACCTGTGCAGCTCCAACTGTCAAAAAATTTTGATTATCATAAACTTGATAAGTAAAAGCTGAATCCGTATTCGTTCCGAATGGATTGATGCCATCACTTAAAATAATGGCTCCAGCTTGTGGCGTAATCAATGGATTATCCGCAATTAATGCATTAGGATTACCGCCGCCTCCATTATCAACGAATGCCGATGTGCCATCAATATTGACGGCTATCACTTGACCATTTTCAGATGGTGCAGCAGATGGGAACTCATAAATTGTATTTAATGAATTATCGACAACTTTGAGATGTGTGGCTCCAACATTTGAATAATAAAAAATAGGGGTTGAACCTGCCTTGTTTGAATTGATTGACATTTTAGGATATTATATATATATATAATATTCAGATAATAAAAATTATATATATATAATATATATAATGTCGTGGATAATTAACGAATTAAAAAGGATACGTGATTATGTTAAAAAACCACTAAAAGAACCACAGGATTTTACCGACTGGCTAGTTTTCGGGGATAGACCTCATATCCCTATAAAAGAAGCAGCGAAAGCGGCAGCAGATGCAGCAAAAGCCGCGACAAAAAGCTATCAAGATGCAGCAAAAGCAGTAGCAGAGAGAAATGGCGATATTAGTCCTATAATAGACGATATGAGAGAGAATATAAAAGGCGAAGAACTAGCACCAGCCGCTAAACCATTCATCCCACCAGCCCCTCCGTTGCCACCATCTAATATTCCCCCTGCGCCACCATTACCACCACAGCAAGAGTTAATACCAAAACCGCCGCGCAATTCAGTAGCAATGCAGCCACAGGAAGAACCCAAAGAGAATACAGTTGATGCATTAATGCAATCGATACGACAGGGGAAACCACTAAAACCAACAACAAGAAAGCAACCACCAGCAACAAAAAAAACATTTCTCGACGAACTAAAAGAAAACCCCAAACTAACGAAGAAAGAAATTAAAATAATACAAAAAGAAATTAAAAAACAGCCACAAACATTTAATGATTTAATAAAAGCAAATAAAAAGTTTCAAGCATTATCAAAGCAAACAGAAACAAAAAATGAACCTTTTGAGGATGAGGACTGGGGATTCGGTATAAGACGAAAACCAAGGGGACGAAAATATGGTAGAAAATATTAAATAATATTTATATATTACTTAATTAAATTTTAAAGCAATGCTCTCTTTAATTGTGCCTTTGTCATACGACGGCCACCAGACATTCCGAGTCCAAGCTCTTCAATAAAGTCCGCTGCCTGATTAGAACCTTCTTCGGCTCCTTCTCGTCCGCGTAGGTATTCTTTAGCGGTTTTGCCGATTTCTTTTGTCAATGGATGCGAAAAATAGGATTTAAGTTGTTTAAGTGCATTAGCGAGTCTGCCTTCCTTTAAAAACTTTTTCGCCTTATCAAGAAAGGATGCGCCGCCGAATACGTTATCGTCGATGACATCGTAATGCACGCGCTCGTTGCGTTTTGTTGCTGTCAATACATCGTCGACAGTTAGCGCGCCGATAGTTGTTGCCACAGTGTTTGACGCGTATGTTTCCTGCACTCCGCTGTAATGAACGACGGTGTACATAGCAAATGGGACTGCGTCCACATTATATGGATTACCTGCTAATGCGATTTTACTGTAAGGATTACCAAAGGTGCATTGAATCTGCATATTTACTTTAGTATTTACAGATGGCGCAAGAGATGCATCAAGAGTGATATCCTTAGAAAGTTTAAGACAGATAACAGCCCCAACGCCTGAATCATAAGTGATAGCACCATCGCCTTCATATGCAATATTACTAACACCAGAACAATTAAATTGAGTCCACGGGGTATTCAATCCATTTTGTCGGCATATACGATACAATGATATATCGCTGCAATTTTGAAATTGATTTACGCCATTAAAATTAACACTTAATGAATTTGATACATATTGTGCGAAAGTATCCGTAGCATAAGAGCCGCCAATAGCACTCAAAAATGCATCAGTAGGACGACAATATATATATATTGCTTCTGGGATTCGTGATACCTGAATAACAGACGATGAGAACTGTGCTGTTCCACCAACAATTGCATTGGTGGCAGAAACCCCCAAGTTGGCAGTATCAGAAACAAAGGCGACAAATTCATCATATGGGAGACTCTGAACGCTTAGAGAGCGGCCAACATCAAGAGGACTGGGGATAACCTGGAGGAGATTCAGCCGGCAGTCGCCAAAAGTGGCACCAATTCTTCCATTAATAGACCGGGCTGCAGCATCAAAAATAACAGAAAAGGCACGCTCAAAAGCCCCAAAATTATAGGTGAGTTGATATTGAGAAATGCGCCGGAGCCCTTCTTTTCGTTGTTCTAGACCAGAAAGGAGAGGGGGGATCAATACTGGTTCCAAAAATCTAACAGTAAGAGAAAGTACGGTTCCATTCCAAACAGCTGCTGTGACTGCCGATGTACCAAGCCTACCCTGATATTTACCGCCGACAAGATTGCTGAGAGGTGAAAAAACGCCATTATCAGCAACATATGGGGTGGTCATATCCAGATCGGGGTTGGCTTCACTATAATTTAGATACTTATCATAAAAGCCATAACGCTGGAGCGCGCTTGCTATTTGCGATGATTGAATGCTTGATGAGGAGTTTCCCTGTTGCAATACAATAGATGTAGCACAAAGGGATAGAGCATTAGGACGGAGAGCGATAGAATTTGCAATATTAGGTTTTGTATTAAATGGGATGGTAAAGGTGCCGGTCACATCAAGGAGCCAAACACGGTCGGTGATTGTGTTTTCGCTATTACAATTAACAGTCCACGATATGGATGAACTACTTTTATTTGTTGATGATATATTATAAAAATTTTGTATAGAAGCCGATTTTTCAATGGCGAATACGCTTTCAACAGACTGATCACAAAGCGGATCAACAACCAAAACCTTACGAAGAGGAACGGGGACAGCAGCAGACATTATTATATTATTATAATAATACCAAACATAAAAAAAAATAATATATTTTAATTTTCTATATATATTTAATAATCCGCTTTAAGATAACTACGGGGAATAAATGCGATTTTAACGTCAAAACGTTGTCCGGCGTATAATACAACAGGATATTGATTATTATTGAAATCACTCCACCACACCTTTATGTCGAGTTGTTTGATATCATCACGGCTATTTTGCAGACCGATTGCGCGACTATTATTAACGGATTGATTAAACTGAATATAATCCCTATTTGTGTCATTAGTTGAGAACATATCAACCTCAAAATCAACCA